CCAGCATTTCGTTGGACTGTAAATTTAGACGCTTGACTTGCCTCATATTGCCACCTGTCTAGCGTGTAATTTCCGTTTGCTGGAGTAACACTCGCTCCAGCATTCCTCTGGTCAATCCGCATATCGCCGTTGATGATGCGGTTCCTGAACCCCATGCTATTAGGCGGCGAGGCCACGCCACTGAAGACAGCGTTGCTGCCGCCGGAGGCGTCTTGGTAGGTGTTTGCTTTTACGAGACTCATTATTTGGCCTCCAATGCGGTGATGCGGGCAGTCAGGCTGGTGATGAGGGCTTGTTGCTCTTGGATGGCGGAGGTCAGCGTAGCGACCAAGAAGCTGGTGTCGATGCCTTGGTAGACAGGATTGCCGTCTGCATCCACAGCGTCTTTCTCGCCAGTCACGCAGTCCGGCACCACTGCTTGCAGTTCGTGGGCAATAAAGCCTTCACCACCTGAGCCGTCCACCTTCCACTTGTATGTGACGGGTTTAAGGGCTGCGACACGGGCCAGTGCGCCGGTCATTGGCGCAATGTTTTTTTTCAGGCGGTAGTCGGAAGAGGTGTTATACGATGTGGATGTCGCACTGGTCCCAATGCTGCCGACAGTTCCGTTAGGGTTCCTGAACAGTACCTGATTAACGCCGCCGGTCGATGTGCTCTCGCAACTCAACGCAGGCTGTGCGCCATAAATCTGGACGTAAGAACTGGTCGAATTCGTAGTGCGATTGATAAGCAGGTAACCGCTGCTGTCGATGCGGGCCGCTTCTGCCCCGCCTTCAGCAAACGCAATCGTATCCGCAGCGGGGAAGAAGATACCTGTGTTGGTGTCGCCGGTTGGATAGATGCTAGGCGCAGAGGCAGAACCCGCAGGCACCTCATTGACCGAGCCGGAGGTGTTAACCGTCCCCGTCGCATCCGGCAGCGTCAGCGTGCGATCTGTATTGCTGTTAGGCGCAGCGATCGTGAAGATGCCGGTGCCGGAGGCGTTGGGGCTTAACTTGATGCTGCTCATGCTTGTGCTCCTTTCAGCGCGGCGACATCTGCTTGCAGCGCGGCGATGAGGGCTTGTTGCTCTTGGATTGCGGCGGTCAGGGTTGCGACTAGGAAGCTGGTGTCGATGCCTTGGTAGACCGGCTTGCCATCAGCATCCACGGCGTCTTTCTCGCCCGATACGCAGTCAGGCACCACGGCTTGCAGTTCGTGCGCGATAAAGCCTTGACCGTCTGAGCCGTCAGCCTTCCACTTATAGGTAACAGGCTTGAGTGCGGCGACACGGGCCAATGCGCCGGTCATCGGCTGCACAGCTTCTTTCAATCGGTAGTCTGAGGTTGTGTTGTAACTGACGCTCGTATCGTTCGTACGGGCGATGTAGCCAATGTCCGCAGTCCCTGCGTTATTCAAAAACAGAATCTGATTGAACGATCCGCTAGTGCCTCCGGAGTTGTGGATCGCTGCGGGGGTGCCACCACTGCGAGTGACTTGGAACCGCGAGCCGTACGCACTCGTCGTCCCCACCAGCAAGTTACCGCTGGAGTCGATACGCATACGTTCAACAACTGCACCCCCTCCTGAGTTTGTGCCGAGTGCTAAGTTTGTGCTTCCGCCGCCAGCGTAGCTATCAATGTGCGCTATTCCAGAACTATCTACCTGAAGATATAAACCGTCAGAAACGCCATCTCCGGGAGTTGAGTCGTAGGCAGAGCCAGTGCTTCTAAACTTTGTAATACCAGCCGTATCAATCCTGACTCTTTCTGAACCATTAGTAGAAACGGCAATGGTGTCAGCGGCAGGGAAGAAGACGCCGGTGTTGGCATCTGCGCCTTGGACAGCAGGCGTCCCGGCGCTTCCATCGACGCCGGCGATTCCCGTGCTTCCGTTAATTGTTACAGCCATAACCTCTCCTTAAATGACCGACCACACCGAGCCGCTGGGCACGGTAACGGTGATGCCGCTGTTAATCGTGATCGGCCCAAACGTACCCGCGTTCTTGTTCGTGGTAATCGTGTAGTTGGTCGTCACGGTCTGATCGTTCTCAATGAACACGGCATCAGAGCCGCCACCCGTTGCACCGCCACCGACCGCGCCCCAGGCGCTGCCGTTGTAGCCCTCGAACTTGCCCAGCGTGCTGTTGAAGCGGAAATCACCCGTAGCGCCAGCCGGGCGCTCGGCAGTCGTGCCAGCAGGAACCTGCACGGCACCCGTGCCGGTCAGATTCACATCGCCCGATGCGTTAATGGTGCCCGACGAGGTCAGCGTGCCGGCGACCGTCAGCGTCTTACCAGCGCCGACATTTAGGCCGACAGAGGTGCCGTTACCGGCGGCTGCGAAGACAGCGTCTACGCTGTCCAGGTCCGTGTTGATCTTCGTGCCCCAGGTGTCGGCACTTGCCCCGACCTCGGGCTTGGTTAGCAACAGGTTAGTGGTGGTCGTATCAGCCATTTAGTACCTCATGCAGCAAGCTGCCAAGTTTCGGAATTCTCAGGAATAGGCGTCCAAGTCTCAGGGGTGTCGCTTTGCGCGGCCCAGCTTGTCGAGGCGTCAGAAACCGCAGTCCAGACCTCGCCTGTGTCCGGGATGCTCGTCCATGTTTCCGACGTATCAGATTCTGGCACCCATTTTAGAACACCATTGAAGGTCATGCCAGAGGTGCATGGCATCAATATAACGCCAAACTGAACTTTGGTCGCCTCAATAGACGCCGAGGATTCGGCATTAATGACCACCGCCTGGTTGACGATAACGCTGGTGCTGACCGTCATGTCAGCCCAGGCCTCAATCAGAATGCTGACCAAAGGCACCCGGATCGCCGAGACTGCCATCGCGCTAACGTCATTGGCAGCAAACGAAGCAATGACGTACCGTACCGCGGAAATGCTGGCCGCCGACGAGCTGGCCGCCGTAAAGGCTCCAATGGCGTAGCGCAGCGCAGAGATGCTGGCAGAAGATTCTGCAGCTATCGCGCTGGATGCAATAGCAACGCGCTGCGCTGCAATAGAAACAGAGGAAGACGCCGAGACGCTAAATGAAACGTCCTTGATGACGCGAGCCTCAATGCTGGCAGAAGACTGCCCGGCGCTTGTGAACGCGCCAATGGCATAGCGCACGGCCGAAACCGATGCGCTCGAGGATGCGGGGAACTCTACGGCTGCAAGTGTTATTCCGTAGGAATAATTACCCTGGCCGTATGGCCCGGAGCCGTATGCAGCCATTTGTGGATTACGTCAAGGTGACGTCCAGATCGCCGGCAGGAATACGCAGCACGTCGCCGTCGTTGATGGTGCGTGCGGTAGACAACGCAGCCCAGGCCAGCATATTGCCGCCGGTAGAGGCGTCAAAAATCGCAGCCCAGCCAATCGAACCCCAGTTGCCGCCAGAGGCTGCAGCAAATTCAATGGCCGCGGAGTTCGTGGCATTAGTGGGCGAAGTGCCAGACACGCTAATCGTGCCGGTGGCGGCGCGGGCGTAGCCGTTGCCAGAGACCTCAGTGCCGCCACCCGTATCGGACGGGGCAGCAGTAAAAAGGCCCACATACCAGTCGGTCGGGCGGGTGGCGCTGTTGGTGGTCAACAGCCAATTGAGAACCAGGTTCTCGGTGTAGTCGGTAAACGATGACATTTCAAAAACTCCTTTATCCGAAAGTCCTGGCTCGCATCATTATGGAGCCGCCAGACGTTGCCCCACGGTCATCTGCAATCTGCAGCTCCTCGAGGCCGCGGGTGTAAATCGCTGCCCAGACAGGTATCCGCGCATCATCCTTGAGGTAAGGCGCGGCCTGCATCAGCGATCCATACAGGTACACATCCGGGGCTTGCGTCAAAAGCCAATTCGTCGCCACAGAAGACGACAGCTTTGACAGCTTGGCGTAGTAGATCAGCTCGGCGGTATAAGTGTTGTCCGGCACCGGCAACACCCGAATCTGGCCGCCCACAATCCCAAAATATTGGGGTTTACCCGGAGAAATGTAGGTTGTAGATTTGAGGCTATCAAGTGCGTCCACGGATTCAAACGTGAGCGCCGTCACGGGATTCGTGTTCAGCTTGATCGACTTAGTCTCAAGGAAATCAGCCGGCACCGCGCTGTACTCGGTATCAATGGACGCCGTAGCGCGCACGATCATCTGGCGCGTGCGCAGCGTGCGCTCGATCTGCGCCTCAGCCAGGGCAATAAAGTCCGGGATGATGGTGGTCAGATCGGTGCGGTTAAGCCAGTCGGCCA